CATTTTCACGCCTGCGGATCTTTCGTATGAGCTTCTGATCGATTACGAGCAGATGATCTGAGTCAGAGCGCCTGTGCAGCGGCGGAAGATGATGGTCATACCCTGATTCGTAAAAATCGGCTCAGCAGCATGAACGAACTCAGCATAATGCTGGCCCTTCTTCTCCAACGGATCGTCGCAATCCACATTGAACTTGTAGGCACCAGTCACCCACTGCCACTCGCCCATGTAGTTGGTCGGCATCCAGCTCAGATCGCCAACCCGATTGACGGGCCGCACGATGTGCGACTTGAACACATACGGAGTCACGATGAACGCGGCCTCGAAAGGAGCAGTCGTCCAACTCGGGTTGACGCTGAACACTGTACCCTTCGTACCGCTCGCACTGGTGAAGGGTTGGACCAGCGTGTACTTGCCACCGGCATAGGTGAAGCGGGGCGGGAACAGATTCGGCACATGGCGATAGTTCTTAATCACCCGGTTCGCACCAATCCGCTTGAGCAACTCCGCACCAGCGCCACTGCCCTGATCAGCGAAGCGCAAGTCATCGCGGAACGCGGGGTTGTTCTGAGCAATACGCTGCGAAGCCTCCAAGCCGATGTACAACGGGAACACCGGACCGTCGCTGCTGTACGAGATGAACCCAGAGCTATCAGGATTCGTTGCACCGTTACGGATCAGCGTAGCAGCCGCGACATCCAGCATCTCCTGAGTCAACTCAGAGGTAGACTGATTGAGCGCCTGACCAACCGATCCAGTCTGAATCCACGGGAACTCATTCACGCCGGAGGGAATCGTCTCATCCTGAGTAAAGGACGAGTCGGCCACAGCCTTGATGGCGAACTTCGCGAACGTATTCTGATAGCGAACCTCCCAAGAACGCTGAGCGCGGATCGAGAGCTTCTCCAAGTACACGCGCAAGAACGCCTCGACGCGGTGGTCATAGGTCAGATCATCCTTACACAAGAGCGGACCCTTGAGCGCGAAACGCTCAGGACTCCATGTAACGGAATTAAAACCAACCGGAACGTCATTATAGGTGACATCGCAAGCGCCGCCGTTGGAGCCGGGGTTACCGCTCGCCAGCGTAATGGCCGACCATTGATCAGCCGAAGTCGGCTCGATGCTGGTCGTGTTGAACGAGGTCTGGGTCAAGCCAGTACCTTGAGGATACTCTCCGCGCTCAATCATATTGAGCCACATCGAGCGATACGAGGCGCGTTTATAGACGTCCTGCGCGAGCGACTCAGTCGCTACGGCGAAGGCGTTGAAGACATTAGGACAAGCCATATTGAGAAAAATTAAACCGACGTTATCTGCATTTGGTAGGCCATTCTATCCATCCATCAAAACGACGGCGGACTAGCCTACGCGCTGACCGATGCGGAGCGTCATTGCCGCTTAGACAGTTTTGCGATGGCTGACCAAGCCTCCGCCTTGCTTAGGGTCGATGCCCGGAATGACGCATAATAGCGCCACATGAGTCAATTAGAATATAGTTACCTCGTCCGTTAGCTCGCTCTGATCCGCCATGTACGTTTTGAATCCTTTGATGAGCGTTCCGATTCTGTGCGGCTGGATGATATGTTCCTTCGCGATGAATCCTCGGAACGTATACGGGCCGGGGAATTGACCCGTCATCAGAGCGTAGAAATCCACGCCATCGGTCTTGGAACCCTTGCGCGCATCGACCAGTAGCTTGCCAGTCTCGTACTTGGTCGTCTTCACATCGATGCGAATGCCCGGAGGGATGGGCGGGATAATCGCGTCGTAGAGCGGGTGCGGAGGCTCGCGGTTCGTGTCGATGTCGGGATAGACATTAAATAGCTTACAGAAGGCTATCTCGCCGCATACGCCCTCCAGATCCACGGTCGCAGGGTCATCCGTGCTTATCTTCAAGTTCGTAGTGTTGAAATGACGGTTATTGCCGTTGCGATTCTTAGCCACGAAGTGGGCCAACTTCCTCTCAGCTTGATTGAGAGAAATAACTTGACCAATTTTAATTTTACTTAACATGGTCAAAAAGACGGAAAATTTTTGAGGGGGGTATCGTAAACGAAGCCGCCCCTAAAAGGGGGTGCCCTACTTTGCCTCACAAAGTGTGCCAAGTCTAGGAAAAACAATCCTTTTATCCCATAAGATTTACTTATCCTGACTATAAGTTTTCCCCCGTTGCACAAACACTGTTATATTCACTTCGAGACGCCTACCTCCGCGAACCGATCTGGCATCGATCCTAACAGATTAATGGATACCGAAGTCGCCTCGCCTTGCTCTGACCAGCCAAACACAAGCGCGCTTCGCTTCGCCACGCTGCCTAGAATCGATTCCCTGACCGATTCATCCTTTATCCCGTCCAACGAATAGCTATCGATTCGTTCTAGCGTGCTGGCCGCGTCCGCCGCGAGTTTCGAACGTACCAAAGCAGAGAGGCTTTCTAGGGAAACGTTTTCTTTAGAGGTAATAGTGTTTCGCATCTCCTTCCTAATCGCCGGCAATCCTTCCCTAGAGGCTTTCGAAAGCAGCGTTGATTGATTCAGCTTCAAATCGCTTGCAATTGCTCCCCATGTCTTCCCCGCAAGGTAGAGGCTTTTGGCTTTCGTCCATTGCTCCGGTTTCATCGTCGCTACCTTGCAAGCCAAGGTAGTCTTTCGCAAGCCAAGTTTCCTTCGCTCCTCTCCCCCAAAAATTCGATTTTTCACTTCGCCAGTGGTTCCGCTCTAAAAAATTTTTCACGCATTTTCACCAATGAAACCGGCCCTTTTCACTCTCTCTCGAAAGAAAAAGCAAAATTTATTTTGACTCCTTCCGCTCCGTCGCCTAGTCTGTCCTCAGCAATGAAACCCACGTTTAAAAAACTCGCCTCCCTCCTTTTCCTCTCCCTTGCCTACGCCGTCGCAGGCTGGTCCTTTTTCTTCGTTTTCTTCAAATCCCAATTCTAAAAACAAATCCCATGAATTATCCCGAAACTATCCCAGCCGCATTCGCCTCCGATTCATTAGAACGCGCCTATCGAATGGGCTGGAATCACGGCCACGGAATCGCTTGCCATAACTTGCCATCAATCGGTGACACTATCGACCGTACGCTCGATTGGATTGGCTTGGGCAAGATTGTCACCGCCGATAATATCGCAGAATACCATGAATTGCTTTGCTTTGCCGCAGAAACCAATTCCCGTGACTTCTCCCCGTTCGAATTCATTGCCCATGAATTCAACGAAACAGAGGATTCTGAATCGCTTTGGGAGGCTTTCGAATCAGGAATTGCCGATTCAATCCGCCATGATTTGGAGTTCTATTCCTACGCCGAATTGGCCTGAATCCTGAACCACTGGTTTTCTGAAATGGAAACCAGAATTCAGCGTTCAAATCCAAATCCAAATCCAAATCCCATGTTATCCAAATCAGACGAAAAGCACATCCTCCGCAATACCGTTGCCTTGCTTGGCGTGAATTCCTATTCCGCGCTTTGGCTTGCCGATCAATTGCCAGCTATCGAATTTGCGATTGACGCAGACGACTGCGTTGAATCCCGCGCTTTGGGATTTACCGAATCGCGGCAGCAATCCGCAGCAATCCTGCGTGAAGCCAAAGCCGAATCTGATCGAATGCTCGCCTCCGCACGCAAAGAAGCCGATCAAATCCGCGCCAAAGCCAATCAATTCGACGATCAAATCCGCGCAGAACTTGGCCGATCAATCCAAGCAATCCTGAACCGCCTTTGATTCCCCGCGCTTCTCTATCGGCAACGGTAGGGAATGGCGGCGAATTAAAGCCGATCAAATCCAAATCAAATCCCATGAAAGAGACACTCGCCCAACTCTGCCTCCGCATAGATAGAACTCCGCGCATTCGAAACGAAGGAAAACCCCACGAATGCATTGCCATTCTCCCGTTTCCCGATTCGGAACGTTGGGCCGCTTTCCATCTGTCCGATTATTACGTTTCCGCCTCCGTTTCCGGCCCTTGCTTAGAGTTCCGGCCCATTCCCTCCGCAAAGTAAATTCCATCCCATCCCATCCCATGATCTTAATTTCACGAACCTTTGAAATTGTAACGCCAGAATCCGCAGAGGAAGGCGAATCCGCAGAATCCGGCTTTCTGTCCGAAGGCGAAGCCGTGACTTTCCGCGAGCTAGTGTCCCTTATGCGCGACCATCCTCTTCCTTCGTGTTATCCTGCGCGGGGCGAGGCTTTCGAATGGCTTTCATCCCATTCCGAAACGGACTATCGCGATTGCTCTAATCGGACAGAATCCCTTCACCTTGACCGCTCAAATCATCCGCGCACGCTGAAATATTGGCGCAAGGCAATGATTGCTGCCGGAATCATCCGCCGGAAGTGACTCCCCGCGCCAGTCCATTCGAAAGAGTGGATTGCAGCGGTGAATCAATCCCGATTCCCGATTCAATAAATCCAATCCCATGCAATCAATCCAAACAAAATTCCTGTCAGCGACTGACTCCAAAGGTTCCCGCATCAAAGCAAAGTGCGCTCGCGGTTCAATCACCATTCCACTGGACTATGGTTTGAGCGGTGACGATATACACCGTGCGGCGGTGATGGCACTGGTCCTCCGTTTTCTTGACGAAGACGAATCGAAAGGCACGCCCCGCGAGACTAATTTTTGGAACCGCGCTTTTGTCTCCGGCTCGCTCCCCGACGGTAGCATGGCCCATATCTTCACCGCCTAACCCTATCCCCGCGCATCCAATGAATAAATCATCCTTCCTCTCTGAATACCGTAAATCCGTTTCCGCGCTCCTTTGGTCATCCAATCCCGACAAACTGGAACGGTTCATGGAATCCTGCCGCGCAACGCTCGACGGAGCCTCCACTTGGAATCACGACGGAGAATCATCCGTTGCCGCTTGGCGCGCAATCGGCGGTAAAGGTAAGCCAACGCTCAAAGCTCTCCGCGCACTGGCCGAATGACCTATCCTACGCGCATCATGCCGCAAGGCGTGCTGCGACAGGGTAGGCCACAAGTCCTCCTCAAATAATCCAATCCAATGAATCCAAAATTGCTCCCCATCCTTGAACGCATCATTGCTCGCGACTCGGTCCTGTCGTCTTTCGAAGCGCGCCGGCTCCCGTTATCCGCCCGTGCCTACGTCCGCCAAAATTACCGCATGGACGATAGTTTCACTCCCGAGGAGCAAGACTTAATCGAGGAACTGCCCCCATTCGCCGACGATATTGCAGACTCTTTCCGCGCCGGCACTGGCGGTGACGATTCCGTGTACCATCTATTTCAGGACGGCTCCCTGTGGCTCAAAACGAACGCGTACAGCAGCATATGGGCGGACGCTCGCGACTTCGCTGTAGAGATTATCCTCCCGCGCATGACCCTGAACCGCATGGACGCGCAATTGCTCCGCGCCATTGACATGGAAGATGCGGTCGAATCCGTTCTGGCCGACTTTTATTCATCCTTTGCCCATATCCTGAACCGCGATTGCGGCATCCCCTATTCCGACGCACGCGAACACTGGACCGCCTATTCGCGCCAATTGGGCGACGGCGCACGCGAGGAATCGGAACTAGGCGGCTCCGAATCAGGCCGCAAAGAAGGCATTCGTTTCGCCGAATCATTCACCACCAACGCCTGAACCCATGAAAACCCATACCCCCGGCCCTTGGTTTGTCGTTCCTGATCCGCAATGGGAAGGCAAACATCCGAATCACGCGAGCCGCTGCATCTGCAACGTGCCTCAATTCGCGGAGGTTCATCCGCCAGCGGAAGGCGAAAACGGCGAATGGCACGTTTTCCATGACCAGCACGGGAAAACCGTCTGTCTTATGACCGACACTCTGGAAATAAAGGCCAACGCCAACCTCATCGCCTCCGCGCCCGATCTTCTCTCCGCGCTGGAACGTCTGGCGCATCCGATGGCCGACGACGACGACTTGGACTTTGCTCGCGCCATCATCAGGAAGGCGAAAGGACAACTGTGAAGCACGTCCACAAAGCAGAAGGATTTAAGCAACGCTGTTTCGCTGGCCCGGTCGAATCCGACAAACCGAATCCTCGCGCACATGGATGGGCTACTATCGAACAGATTTGCCGATGCGGCGCATGGCGACTGGTCAACGTTAACCAGAAGCAAAAAGAAGTCGGACATTGGCAAACCGAGTCCTGAACCGTTAAAACATCCCCCGCGCATCAAATCCAACGAATAAACCGCATCCGCGCATCAAATCATGCATCCATTGCTTCTTTCGGCCCTGATTCAGATCGAATCACACGGAAATGACCTCGCTCGCGGCAAACACGGCGAACTTGGCGCGCTCCAGATCAAGCCGATTCTTGTGCGCGACGTAAACCGCATCATGGGGACGCATTACGCGCACGCCCAAGTCACCAACCGCGCCGTCGCGACGTTCATCGCCCACGCATACCTCGCGCATTACGGGCGCAACCTCTCCGACGAATCGCTCGCACGCATCTGGCAGGGTGGGCCAAAAGCCCTCAAACGATCCTCTTCCCGCGCATACGGTCGTCGAGTGATGCGCGAGCTAGAACGTCGAACCGTCAAGGATTCCCTGACAGTTGCGACTCGAAACAAACCCCAGAATTTCCCAACAAAATGAAACTAACCATCCAGTCCAAACAGAACGCCCAGACAATCGTCGATCTTTTCAACGCAATTCTGACCGGCGAGGAGCAAGAACACGGCGCGATACCGCTCAGCATTTACGACGACAACAAACATATCTGCTCCCTCATCGCGAAGGATGGCACGCAAATCCTTGAATTGATCATCGAGCGCGAGGATGGCGACAAGCTCTGCCCCGGTACACCTGATCTGGAGACGCTATGAGCCGCAACCTGTTCGCGAAACCGATCTATAAGGTCCAGCTAAGCGGCGCGATTGGCTGGAGCGACATGAAGGAGCGGGTCGTCAGCTACCAGACGGTAGAATTCTCCTCGCGCAAGGATGCGGAGAAAGCGGCTCGCGAGCTAAACCCCGGCGAGTACACGCAAGGGCGGATTCGCGTCGTGCCGGTCGAACTCAGCGAGGACTACGATGTCTATCCGGTCGTCGAGCGAATCCAATCCTTGGATAACTTTTCGCCGGATAAAAAGTAGGCCATTCAACCTCATTCGCACCATGCCATTTCATCGATTCGATTCTAGCGCGGACACACGCGAAACCGTCCGCAGAGCCGCCAAACAGCTTACGAACGCTCTACGGGGCATTTCTGATCGATTGCGAGGCATTCCCGCTACCCTACATGACCGACAAAGCGACAAGAACACTTCACATATCCTTTTCCGAAACGGAAGCGGCACCGCCCCCAAAGGCGGAGCGCAAGCATTCCGTTTTCGGAATAAGCCTCTCCCCTTTTTTAGAAAGGGGAGGCTTATCTTTAGATGAGCTAGGTAGACCAAGGATAACTTAAAAGGAGCCATTGGTAGATTTACGTTGACTAGACGACAAAAGAGACTTATCTGTTTTCCACCATGAGTTACTTATCAAATGGCTCCACGCTTCGTTCGACGTTCCGAGAAATGCCGCCGAAGAGGCACAATCTGAATTCGGAAAAGTCCGAGTTGTTGGCCTACATTGTCGAGACGATTGGCGGTGGGTTGGTCGAGGCTAATCGGGCGTTTGGCTCGATGCGGAACGTCAAGAGTCAGGTCTTGGTTTTTGATCGAACCCATCGAGTCTGGCATGGATGCGATTGGAAGCCGTCCGATGAGGAGGCTCAGAAGGATCTTGAATCGCGCAAGCTCTCGGACCTGCGTCGCGAAATCGCCCAGATTTGGAAAGCTATCAATGCGCTTCGCAAGGGGAAGCAGCGTAAGAGAAAGCAGAAGGCCGATGACGAGAAGCCTACCGAACCGGGGCTGGAACCCGTGGTTGACACATCTATCGAAGATCTACTCGCCAAGTTCCGCAACCTTTCCGCAAAAGACAGTTCAACCGGCAACTAAACCTGAAAAATTATGACTGACGATAAGATCGGAATTCTCTTCACCACCGTCGAAAAGATTAACCAACGCCTCGGATCGATTGAGGCGATGATGAAATCCACCACCAAGAAGATCAGCGACATCGAGGAATCGCTTGAATCCGACAGCGACGACAACGCATGGGAAGGCTTTGGCCCGAAGCCAGAGAAAACGCCCATCAATCCGAACGCTGAGCAGTACACTCTGGAACTCCATCATGGCCCGTACACGATCTATCGCCACGATGGCGAGTCAGACAAGGAATGGCAGCGGCGCAAGGACCACCTGATGGATCAACGTATCACGTTCCTCAACGGCAGCGGCCAGAACGGAACGCCGGACCAAGTGGCCTACCTTCAGAGAATCGAAGAACGCCTCGGTCGAAAAGTTTTTCAATATCCTCTTGCAACGACTTGAGACAACTGCAAAGCTACGCATGCAACGATGACCAATTTTCTGCAATCAGACTTAGAGCGCGAAGAGAACTCGCGACAGGGCGTTAGTGGATTTTCGCCCGTGACTGAACACCTGATTGCAACCCCTTTTCAGCGTTCGGGCATAGAGCGGAGCGAGAGGCTTCGACGGGTTTACGCATTGGTTTCCCAAGTTAACACCCGAACGCTGTCGATTTTTTCCAAGTGAAAGTTTATACGGCCAAGGCCACAGCAGAGATGCTCCAGATATGCACTGAAACGCTCCGACGGATCGTGCGCCATGACGGCGTCCAGCATAGGAGAATTGGCCGACGAATCTTGTTCACCGAGTCCGACATCGCCGCGATTTTGCAAAGTCGAGCGACAACCGGAGCAGTGAACCCATACGCAAGAAAAACAAAGAAACAACAAGAGAATACAAATGAGCAGCAACCAATTAGCGACAACGCAACCGTCCAGTCCTGACTTCTATGACAGGATCGACAGTCCGATGGACGCGGTAAAAACGATGGGCGACTGGATAGCGCATTCCGGCATGTTCGGATGCGTCAAACCCGAGCAAGGCTATGTCCTAGCTTTGGAGTGCATCGCCAGCCGGATGACTCCGCTGAGCTGGAAAAGAGAGAACCACCTCATCAACGGCAATATCACCATGAAGAGCGAATCGATGCTCTCTGGGTTGATGACCGCCGGTTGGGACATCGACTGGATTCAGTTCGACGCCATCGCCGCCATCGCCGACTTCTCGAAGGGCGTGAAGAAGGTCCGCGTATCGTTCACCTCCGACGACGCAAAGCTGGCTGGTCTGTTACCCGCAAAGGCTGGCAGTGGATGGGCGAAGTTCCCCGCCGAGATGCTGCGAGCGCGTGTCATCTCTAAGGCGACACGCATGCTCGATCCGCGAATCACGCAAGGTCGTTACACGCCCGAGGAAGTGGCCGACTTCTCCAACCCTTCACCAACACCCACCATCACCGCTACGACGCGCCAGACGGTCAACGTGACGCCGGAACCGGCCTTCTCGCTCGTCGAACGACTGGAGCAGATTCTTGAGCCACATTCCGAAGCGGCAAACGCGTTCCTCATCAGCAAGAACCTCATCAAGGAAGGCCAGAACTTCCGCGATGTATCCACGAAGGTGGCCAACATGATCGTCGCCGATGCCGACGGCTTCATCTCCAAGGCTAAAGCGTTCGCTAACCCGCCCACCGAATGAGCATCCTCAACCAACACGTCAACCTCGACATGCCAGCGGCTCAGTATCACGCCGTTGATGCTCTCTCCAAGAGCATGATGAGTAAGATCCTCAAGTCCCCGGCGCATTATCGGGCCGCGCTTGAGGAGCATCAGGAGCCGAGCAAGGCCATGCAGATGGGTACGGCGATTCACACCGCTGTACTTGAGCCGCAACTCTACTCGCAAGTCGTCGCCGTAATTCCGCCGGACATCGATGGACGTACGAAGGAGGGTAAAGCGTGGAAGGAGCAGCATAAGAGCCGCATCCACCTGACTCACGCTGAAGACATCGATGTGCAAGGAGTGGCCAACAGTGTCCGTCGCCATCCGTTCTGGGACATCATTCATCTCGACCACCGGATCGAAGCCAGCGTGTTCGCTCAGGACGAGGAAACCGGCATCGCCCTTAAAGCACGTCCCGATCTGTGGATCGAGGGTCATACCCTCGTTGACATCAAAACGACCGACGACGCATCGCCCGAAGCCTTCCTGCGAACCATCGCATCGTTCGGCTACCACATTCAGGCCGCGCACTATCTGGAGATGACTGGTGCTGATGCCTTCGTCTTTGTAGCGGTCGAACGTAAGGCTCCGTACGCTGTCGCCATCTATCGACTGGATGCCGAATGGCTTAAGGCTGGTGCGAATCTGCGACGCAAAGCAATCTCGACGCTGCACGAATGCCGCGCACTGGACAGTTGGCCAGCCTATCCAACCGCTACACAAACCCTTTCATGCCCTAAGTGGGTCTTGAATAAATCCGAAAACTAACCACCGAATAAATTATGTTCACAGTAAACCGCAAGGACGCCGGGGGCAGCTACATCAACGCCGAAGGCGACTACACCGTCACCGTAGCCAAGGTCGAGGAAACCCTTGACGCGAAGGGCCGCGAGGTCTGCAAGGTGACGTTCAAGACTGAAGATGGCGCATCCATCACTGACCGAATGATCAATCAGGAGAATGTCTGGTTTCGCGTCAATCAGCTCGTCGCAGCAACGAAGCACAATGTTCCAGATGGAACCGAGTACGACTTCCTTGGCGTTAAAGGCAGTTACGCGGCGTTCCTTAAGTCGATGACCGGCTTGGAGTTGCTCATCACTGCTCGCTTTGAGGAGTATATGGTCAACGGCGAGACGAAGAAGACGCTCCGCATCAAGAACATGCGCGAGGTTCCGATTGCCGAAGCCGATGGCGACGAGCTTGATCCGAAGCCGTTCTAAACCGCCTCACGGAGGGGAGCGCATTCCGAGATAACGCTCAATAAATTTTGTATCTATGAAACCAAAAGAAATTATGACCCCACTCCAGTCAGCTCAAGCGTACTTGCTGGACGTAGAACACGAACTAGCCGATGCCCACGACCGCATTCGATTGCTCATTGCAGAGCGCGACACTGCACGATTGCAAGCCGATCAAAGAGTCAGCCTCCGCGAAGAGTTCCGAGAATTGCTTGGAACAGACGAAATCGAGCAGGGAGTGGTTGTTGTGCGTGGGTTACAAGACCGCATCAAGCGGTTGGAGGAGGCGGGGGATGCGCTATGCGCTGCTGCCGCCTTTATGGGGTGGCACATGGAGATTGAGAAGTGGAACAAATCCAAGGAGGCCAAGCCGTGAGTGAAACACCGAGGACGGATGCGGCGTGTAACATTTACGATCTACAAATAGTAGCTGAGAACATCGAACGCGAACTCAACGCGGCCAATGAGCACATCAAGCTACTCAAGAGTTCTGGTAACGAGCTGATTGAATGGCTGAAGGATGGTGCTATTTCCGACTCAAACTATCGGTTGCTGGCCAACGCATGGCAGCGAGCAAAGGAGAACAAGCAATGAGTGAATCCGAAAATACAATTCAAGAGCAATGCTACGGCACTTGTTGGGGCGCACAGCAACGGATTGACGAGCTAACCCAGCAGCTCAACGCAGCAAACGAGCGAATCAAGCGGTTGGAGAGCGTAGAAAACAGCCATGCCGCTGTTCTAAATGCCATCGACAACTGGATTCGGCAGTACAAAGCCAAGGAGGCCAAGCCGTGAGTGACAAATATTTCCCGTGGCCAATTCTGATCCTCCCTTTCGGTTTGGGGTTTGTTGTTGGTATGTTGCTCGGAACGATATCAACCAACAGCTCATGGAAAACATCAGCGGTGAAGACGGGCCATGCTCAATGGGTTGCGAACGAACGCGGAGAAGCGGAGTTTAAATGGAAGGAGTGCAAATGAGCGAACCAATCTACTTTTCAACCAACAGCCACCCAATATCCAATCCAACGACCCAAATCATGCGGGTCGATCTGGATGGTGGGTTCACGGTCAACGAATCCATACCCGCCACAGACGCTGCCAAAATGGTTCTTGGACTGATGAAGCAGGAATGGCTGGCCGATGCACAGGCCACCAAGATTCGCGAGCAAGAGGAGTATATCAATCGGTTAGTGAAAGCTGGAAACTACTTAGACGAATGTCTTTTATCTATAGCTGGAGAGAATCTTCCAGCAAAGCAATTGTGGCATAAAGCCAAGGAGGCCAAGCCGTGAGCATTGAAGAGCGAATTCTCAATATCGTCGAAGAACCAATTCACATTTGGTGGTACGACCGCCGCCAACTCCGCACAATTGCTCTGGAGGTCCGCAAGATGGAGGATCGTATCAAACAACTAGAGCAGGAGAACGACGCATTGCGAGCGGATCTGCTGCTGTGGAATGAGAAGGGGGTGAAGCCGTGAACTGCCCACATTGCGACTCATCGCTTACTGTGACTGATACTTCCGGGAATCCGTGGTACTGTTGCGGATCAACAAAAACCTTTCGCAGCATGTCATGTCTCGATCGTGAGCCACTTGCTACGAAGCTGCGTGCTGCGACCGAGCGCATCAAGCAGTTGGAAAATTCTCGCACCGTTGCGGCAGCAAACAGTCTGGCAAATATGCTTAGCTACGAGGATGCAATTACGAAGATCAAGCGGCTGGAGGAGCAGAACTACACAATGCGAGCCAGATTGTACCCTACTCGCCCTCGTATCCCTATTGAAAAAAAACTAGCAATCGCCGATGCCCCGCAAAACATCAGTATCTCAGAGTTGGCGCGACAATTTGACGTATCTTATGGCACAGTTGCCCGTTACCGACGACAGATTAAAGCCAAGGAGGCCAAGCTGTGAGCATTGAAGAACGAATCCTGAATATCGTCGAAGAACCAGTTCAAATTTGGTGGCAACGCAAACTAAAACTCCGCGCAATCGCCCTTGAAGTCCGCAAATTGGAAGATCGGGTGAAACAACTAGAGCAGGAGAACGACGCCATGCGAGCGGATCTGCTGCTGTGGGACAAAGCTGGAATCGGATTTACTACGGAGGCCAAGCTGTGAGCATTGAAGAACACCTCCGGTACATGGCGGAAGACCCTTTCGGACCGTGTGACAAAAACTCCTTACGCAAATTTGCCGTAGAGGTTCGCAAGCTGGAGGATCGGGTGAAACAACTGGAGGACCGCATTAACCGAGCGGCAACAGCGTTCTTCCAAGACGGATCAGATGGACAGGTTGCATCGAGAATGTGGACGATACTAGAGGAGGTTAAAAAACCATGAAGGTTAAAAAGAAAAGCACAGTCATCACAATCGACTCAACGCTTCATTCCGAGCTTCGCGCTATTTGCGACAAGCAGGGAATCAAGATCGGATTTCTCGCTG